AGTGTCTTGTATGCGCCTGATACGTTGATAGGCGAATGTGTACACTTTATCAGGAGTAGGCCACAGATATGCTACTGGTGCAGCCTGTTGTTTATCAATGTAGATATTTACTGGACGGCCCTCTGTTTTCTTATTAGGAATTGTTGCATACTGAGAAACACTAAACCGTGATAGAGGTAGATCGTTTTGCGATGTACCGGATCCATCACGAATCCAATGCTCAATAAGGTCTATCGTATCTGCTGGAAGAGTAACAGTAGAGGTACTAGCAACTGTACTAGCAGTACCTTCTTCTACACACCAAAAATTTAGTCCACGATTAGCCCACTCGAGACTTAAAAGATTTAAAGATCGTCGTGCCGTTGCAATATCATATCCAGTTTTTGATTGAATACCGCATCGTTCAAATGCTTCTTCAACAACTTCAGATATATCTAAATTAAATGTTGCAGTTCCAGACGTTGCCACTATCTACCTACCTTTTTCATAGCCGCTTTATGAGCTACTGTAAATGTAGACCCACCTCTCATTCGTCTACGCATTTCAGCCATATGCTTTTTAGTATGATGTTTAGAATGTTTTTTAAGAGCGTCTTTCTGTCTCTTAGTCAAAGGTTTTTTTGCAGGCATAATTAACTATCCTTAAATTTTTTTAAACATTGCTGTTCAAATTTTACCACCTTCCCTGGTGTTTTGGACCCTTGTTTTATTATGCCACCACTTCTCATTCTAGCATAATCTTGTAAGGATCCCTGCTTACCAAATGCATTAGTAACAGCTTTCTTGATCATGCCACCAGAAGCCATAGAGTGATCGCTAAATTTGCGGGCAACTCCAGGCTTATTAGCATAAAGATACCTTCTCTGCTTGTCGCTCTTGAAAGGCATTATTCGTAGCTCTTACCCATCTTCAGCAGAATAGAGTACCTATCTCCACTGGCGTGTCCTGTAGTCGTAAACATAAGGTCTCCCGTCTTTCCGCCACCTGAGTTATTCGTGAGAGGTCCACAAGACCTAAAGTCAAAAAACCCATATCCACTAAGCGTCCAACACACAACATCGGTACTAGCATCCCAAATAAGATCTACGGTCATGCCGTTGAGTTCATAGTAAACCTGCTGGATCGACACCCCAGTACATGTAGCATCTGTGCCTGACTGCGATTGTAGTGCGGATACGTCTACCTTCTTAACAGCAGCTTCTCCACTGCCATCAGATATGTTGGTAAACTTCATCACGACAGATTTGTCGCCATCTTGCAAGGTTTGCGAGGTTACTGCATCAGCCATCTAACTCTCCTTATGGGAACAAGGGCTCTCGCCCTACCCATAGCAGAAGAAGTGACCACCCACCCAAATAGATGGGTGGCCCTATCTTGTTTAATTAATCTTAACTATCCGTGAACGGAGTAGCCAGTGTTCCATCACCCATCAAGAATGCTTCAACCCACCATGTGGTTGTGTTCACACCTGTCAGCCTGATGAATCCACCAGTCAACCAGCCCTGCTCAACAGCACCCAAATCAATAACGTCGTTGGATGACGCTGGGTGGAAGTTGTCGGTTTCTCCGATCTCTCCTGTGTCAAACAAGAAAGCAGTTCCTAGGAAACCATCAGTTCCATCAGTAGTAGCAGTCTTAATCTGCCCTGCTGAAGTAAAGGTAGTCTCCACGAGGAACATATACTGGACTCCTGCTGCTGGAGTTGGAAGCGTAACTACAATACCATCTGCTTTGTTAAAGCCATAAACAGTGCCTGAATCAGCGGCTGTTAAGGTTTTCGTTGCAGTAGTAATAGACTCGTAGTCAGCAAGCATATTTGTGGCACCAGTCAGCTTAAGCGTACCAGTACCTGAAACATTACCGCTTGAGTCTACATCAAAGTTAGTGGTGTATGCGCCTGTAGTCGCACTCTTTGTTACCTGTTCAAGCCCACTTTCTGCCCGAACATTACCCTGAAAAGTTGTGTTAGCCATATCGTTCTCCTGTAGTGGCTAGTTTCTATCGTTTCCGATAGTCAGAAAAAAAGGGGCAGGAGTCCCAGTAGTCGAAACTCTTTGGGTTAAATGGACTCCCACCCCTGTACTTATACTATGCTCCGGGTGATCCCCAGACCCCTAGTGGGTCAGAGACACCAAAGCTGTAACGCTCGCGAGCCTTGTAACGCACATTTCCAGTGTCAAAGTCACCGTCCATGCTTGTTTCAAGTGCTACACGATTAAAGTGCTTCATTCCATTAGGAACGTCTGTCAGCAAGAACCATGCATCCGTATCAGTTAGATAATGGTTTACAACAGTTCCGCCAGGTACAACACCCATTGAACGCACAGCGTTCACGTCGTTGTCAGCAGTCCCAGGACGAAGCTCAGATTTCATCACCCGTGTCGCAACGAATTGCAGATCAGGTGGAATCACAAGTGTCTGTGGACGTGCAGCGATCATTAGACCACGCTCGTCTGTCCACTTGCCAATCTGAATAACAGCAGCCTCAAGAGAAGTCTCATTGAGGTCAACAGCAGTAGCTGGACGGTTAGAGTTCTTACCACCCGAAACGAGTGGGTGACCGTCACCGCCAGTTACGCCATCACCAGATGCTGTGAAAAGGTTCACACCGTCACCGCCCTGGTAGGCAGCAGTAAATCCGTTGTTCAATGGAACAACAGCTTTAACCTGTTTGGTGTGGGCCATGGCGCGAGCCAAAGCCTTAGTATAACGAGCCGACAAGGAATCATAGAGATTGTCTTCCATTGCTTCCTCGGTGATAGCGAAGCCCATGGCGATAGTCTCATGGTTGTAGCGAGCCGTGAAGCTCTCCTGTCCAGCGTCGTATGAAATTGCTGACCCCTCGTCTTTAACGGGAGCAGCGTCGAAGCCCGAAAGCTTTACTTCTTCCTCAAAGGACCGATCCGAACTTTCCGTCTCATAGATTGCACTATGCTCGTCATCGTACCGTGCATACTCCATTCCAAAGAGAGCATTAAGTCCAGGTAAAAGTTCTTTGAGTAATTGAGCGCGTGATATAGCCATTTATTTTACCTATACCCCAGTTGCGGCAAGATACTGATGAGATGACTCATCGGTGTCCTTGGCCGCATTAAATTTGACAATGACTTCTGGGAAGGCATCACTCGCTGTCGTTCCCTTCGGAGGCAGACTGTCAGGCCCGTCAACGAAGTCAAGGATACGAAGAGGCAACGTATTAGTTGTAGCACAACTGTCACCATCAATCGCATTTTTAGATTTACCGATGGAAGTAGATCCAGCGGTTTGTATAACGTCACAGTTTAGACCACGATCTGTGGTATTCACTGCTTCGTCAGCCTGCATTTGGAAAACGACAAAAGGATCGTCTACTACATAAGCCATTGCATCTGTTGCTGCATTCGATGCTGGCCATTGTTGACTATATGTCGGTTGTCCAGTCGTTGGATCCGTATAGGAGCATCCCATAAAAATACCACAACTGGTTAAAGTAGCTGTACCGGTATCTTTTTCAATCGTACCGTTTGCTGCTACCTTAACAAAATCGCCATTAAAAATAGCGGTTCCATATGTGGTAATAATTGGTAAATGACGCACCTTGGCCGAATACGACCCTGATGCGCTTAGTGTACCAATAGGTCTGGCTCCATACGGTGAAGCTGAAGCAGCCATAATTATTTTTTCCTATTTAATTATTAATTTAATTCATTTAGCGGCCACCGCCACCAAATGCTACACGAGTTTTTCTGTCAGGCGCAAGAACTGGCATCCGAGGATCGTTCTCACGCATATAGTTATTGTCAACTGCTTGCATCTGAGACTCTGCATGATTATGAAAATATGCACGTCTTTGGTCCACAGTTTCTTGTGGTGCTTTGCAGAGCAAGAGTCCGCCAACTTCTATTCCACCCTTTGCACCCCATTCCGATTTATGATCGCTCATAATCTGTAACTCTGGATGATCTTCGGCACGAACTGGTTCCCAGCCTTCACGAAAGCGTTTTGACACATTCGTATTATCAGCATTGCCAACCATAGAGGTTCGTATCCATCTAAACACCCATCCTTCTTGGGGATCCGGGTCTGGTAAAATCGATGCAGGTTCCCACGACTGTTCTCTTTTTTCGTTTTCACGATTCTCGAGAGTACGTGGCTCCCGTGGTGCGCGTTCGTCAGACATTATGCCATCTCCATCATGAGCTGCTTTGCATACTGCTCGTTTGTAAGGCCCAGGCGTTTCGCGAGTCTCACCTGAGTTTCCGTTAATCTAACTGTGCGTGGTCTTGTCCCAGTCGTTCTGGACGCTGGTGCTACCACTGATTTAGCTTTTTTAGCTGGTGCAGTATCGACGATAACCGAGGATTCGTTGGTGCGCTCGTTACCGCTACTGAATTGCGCAGGAAAAACTTCCGCCATGCGTTTATCTATCAAATCGTAGTATTGATCACTCTCTGGGTCAATACCTTCCTTATTAACTAGTCTTTCATGGAC